GCTACACATGCTGCTGATGCGAAGGTTACTATCTCACCTATCTTCCCACGGTATGTAATTAAGAAGGCAATCAATGACACTATCCGAGCAATGGGTGCAAGCCTATTGTCTGTCAAGCAGACTACTTTCACATTCAATGCAGCAATTAACACTTATGAGTTTGAAAACCTAAACATTGAAAACATCCTAACTATGTCATGGCAGGATACAGGTCCTTCTAAGGAATGGATTCGTATTCGTCGCTGGGACTTTGACCCATTTGCAGATGTAACTACTTGGGGTGCTAACTCACAGACTGTATCTATCTATGACTGGATTACTCCAGGACGTACGGTAAAGGTGATGTATGCTACACCACCTACTGCTATGGAAAATGGTACAGATGTGTTTACAACAGTAACAGGTTATCCTGAATCAGCGCGAGACATTGCAATCTTAGGTGCATCATATAGATTATTGGCTTACCTTGACCCAGCACGTGCAGGCCAAATTAGCCCACAGGCGGACGAAACAGATGGCAAGCGCCCATACGGTGCAAGCGCATCAGCAACAAAGCAACTCTTTGCTCTATATTCACAACGCATGAACGAAGAAGTCAGTACCCAGCAAAACCAATATCCGCCACGAATTCATTATACTCGATAGGAATATAAATGACAACACGCAATTACTCCTCTCGCTCACAGCAGACAACACTAACTAGTGCCGTTACTGCTGGTGCATCAACGATAGTTGTCCAGTCTGGTACCGCCCTTATGGGTGGCCAGTCAATTCCTGCTGGTACAACCTTTACGGTTGTTATCGACCCAGATACAGCACTTGAAGAAATTGTAGATGCCACCGCGATATCGACCAATACTCTTACAATTACCCGTGCTATTGATGCGTCATCAGCACAGGCTCACTCTGCTGGCGCAGTAGTTCGTCACATGGCTATTGGTCGCGACTACCGCGAAGCCAATACTCATATTGAGGCTTCTACAGGTGTTCACGGCATTTCTAACTCATCTTCTATAGTCGGAACAATAGATACACAGACCCTGACTAACAAGACCCTTACAAGCCCTACAATCACTAACCCAAGTATCTCAGGTGCTGGAGTAGATGCTAGCATCGTCTTTGAGGGTGCGACTGCTGATGCTTATGAAACCACACTAACTGTAACTGACCCTACGCAAGATAATACAATCACAATGCCTAATACAACAGGCACGGTGGTTATTGCTACAGCAGTACAGACTCTTACAAACAAGACGCTAGGTGGGGACCTTAACGCTGGTGGATATACTGTTACCAATCTAGCAACTCCTGTTAATGCATCAGATGCAGTACGTAAAGATTTTGCAGATGCTCAAGTTGCAGCAGCAGCCACAAGCGCTACATCGGCAGCAACATCAGCCACGTCAGCAGCAGCATCTGCTACAACCGCAGCAAACTCAGTAGCAACAATTGCGGGATACGCAACATCTTCTGCCAATAGCGCCACAGCAGCAGCAACCTCCGCTACTAGTGCAGCAACATCTGCTACATCGGCTGCTACTTCTGCTGGAAGTGCAGAAACTTCTGCAATTGCATCAGCAGCATCAGCGTCAACATCAGCAAGTTCAGCAACAGCAGCGGCTACTTCTGCAACATCTGCAGCATCTTCTGCCACAGCAGCAGCAACTAGTGCAACTAGCGCAGCAGCAAGTGCTACCGCTGCAGCAACATCTGCTTCATCTGCTTCTACAAGCGCAGCATCTGCATTAACCTCTGCAAACTCAGCATCAACATCTGCAGCCTCCGCTGCGACGTCAGCAACTAATGCTGCAACAAGTGCATCGTCTGCATCAACTAGTGCAAGTTCTGCTCTAACCTCAGCGACAAGCGCTGCTACATCTTATGATGACTTTGATGACCGTTACCTTGGTAGCAAGTCATCTGCTCCTACATTGGATAATGATGGTGGAACGCTTATTGTTGGTTCTATATACTGGAACTCAACATTAAACAATATGTATGTATGGTCGGGAAGCGCTTGGGTTCAAATTGCCACAACTAGTGTTTACGCAGCGCCAACTCTTGGTAGTACACTTATTACATCTGCTACGACAGTAAGCACTATTGTAGGCTTAACTCTTGATGGTGGTTTAACAACTGCTGACCCAACAGTAAACCTTGGTATTGCTAATAAGCAATATGTTGACAACGCGATTGCAGGACTGCACTGGAAATCAGCAGTCAATCTTCGCGCTAATTCCAATGTTGCCTTAACTGGTACTGCTGGAACTTTGGTAATTGATGGACACGATGTTTTGGTAGCGGCTGATTCTGGTTACAGAATTCTTCTTAATGGTCAGACCACGGCATCTGAAAATGGTATCTATGCCTACTCAGATAATGGAAGCACATATACATTGGCTCGTTCAACTGATGCCGATACTTATCAAGAACTTGATGGCGCAGCCGTGTATGTGCTTGAAGGTACATCATATGAAGGTACAGCATGGGTTCAGACAGAATACACGCTAACTAGTTTTTCAGGTCAGTCATGGAATCAGTTTGGTGCGTCAACAACATACTCTGCTGGCACTGGGCTAACGTTAACTAGTACAACTTTTGCAATTGATTCAACAGTTGCAACTCTTACTGGAGCCCAAACACTTACCAACAAAACCTTAACTGGTCCAGTTGTAAATTTAACTGCAAATGGACAGGCTGCTTCCTACACACTAGTGTTGACTGACAATGGAAAGTTAGTTGAAATATCTAACGGCTCTGCTAACAATCTAACAGTTCCTCTTGATTCATCAGTAGCCTTTCCAGTTGGAGCACAAATTAATATTCTCCAAACTGGAGCAGGTCAGACAACTGTAGTAGCAACAGGTGGTGTAACCATCAACGCTAGTCCAGGATTAAAACTAAGAGGACAGTGGTCAGCAGCAACGCTGATTAAGCGTGCAACAGATACTTGGGTTCTTGTCGGCGATTTGAGCGCATAATGCCGATACTAGGAATTATGGCATCTGCCGAAAAGAATGTACCTAATGCGCCAACCATTGGCACAGCAACAGATGTAGGTACTTCACGTGCCTATAACAATGGTGCTGCGACCGTAACATTTACTGCGCCATCATTTGATGGTAAGTTACCTATTACTTCTTACACAGTTACATCAAGCCCTGGTGGATTTACAGCCTCTGGCGCATCTTCACCATTGACAGTAACAGGATTACAGTCGTCTACTTCATATACATTTACTGTAACTGCAACTAATGCTATTGGCACAAGTGCTGCATCTAGCGCAACTGCAAGCATTACTGCAACTACAGTTCCTCAGGCTCCTACTATTGGTACTGCTACTGCTGGTAATGCATCTGCAACTGTTACTTATACAGCGGGTGCAACAGGTGGCAAGGCAGTATCTGCCTATACAGCAACAGCATCTCCTGGTGGAGCAACAGGAACAGGTGCAAGCCCAATTACAGTTTCAGGATTGTCTAATGGAACTGCTTATACATTCACAGTTACAGCAACTAATGCTAATGGAACTTCAACAGCATCTGCTGCATCTAACTCTGTAACTCCTGTCAACCCTGTTCAAAGCGTGTTCTATCAAGTATCTGCTGGCGGTGGAGGCGGTGGTGCTTCTCGTCACAACGATGGATACTATGGTGCAGTTTACGCAGGTTCAGGTGGCGGTGGTGGCGGTGTTACCACTGGCACTGTAAATTTCTCACAAGGTTCTAGTTATACTATTACCGTCGGTGGAGGCGGGGGTGTACACGCAAATGGTTCTAACAGTTCTATTTCTGGACCAAGCGTTAGTGTTTCTCGCCTTGGTGGTGGTGGTGGTGGTGGTAGCGGTAGTACAAGCACTTCTGGACTTGAAGGATTAAATGGTGCGTGTGGTGGTGGAGGTTTTCCTACTGCAGGTACAGGTTCACAAGGACAAAATGGCGCTACTAATGCGTCAGCAATACTCACCAACGGTGGCGGTGGAGTTACTGACCCAGGTCAAACATACGGTTTGAACTTTGGTAGAGGTGGCTACGGCGGTTTTGGTGTTTCTAGTATTGATGGTCAAGGTCTCTACTCAGGCGGCGGTGGCGGTGGCGGAGCCTGTAATAGCGATGGACCAGGACAAGGCAATGGTATACCAGCAAACGCTGGTGGCTATGGTGGAGCCTGGCCCGATGGAGTTGGGCAGGCTGGCAATGCTGGTCAAGGTACAGGTGGTGGCTCTGGTGCTAGATATGTTCCATCTAATTATGCTGCTGCAACAACAAATGGCGGTAATGGTGGTAGCGGCAATGTCTACATAAGAGTACCTGTTGCCGTAAGCGCAGTAGCAACAACTGGCTCACCTTCTGTATATACAGGATTTATAGATGGAGTTAATTATAGATTTTATCGTTACTTTGGAAGCGGGAGTATTACATTCTAATGGCACACTTTGCAGAACTAGATGAGACTAATATGGTTAAGCAAGTAATTGTTGTAGATAACAATGAGTTGCTTGATGAAAATGGAAACGAATCTGAACAAAAAGGCATTGACTTTTGCGTCAACCTTTTAGGTGGTACTTGGGTTCAAACATCCTATAACAAAAACTTTCGGGTTAACTACGCAATAAAAGGAATGATTTATGACCCAACCCTTAATGGATTTATGTATAAAAAACCATTAAATGGTGAGTGGCAATTAAACCAATCAACTTTAGATTGGGAAGAAATTGACCGTGAGTATCCAAGAAATTGGTTTTATAATATGGGAGCAAAAGAATTCTTTGATAGAAATATGACTGAATTTATTGACAAGCCAAATCTAAAGTTTCTAGAAATTGGCTCCTGGGTTGGCACAAGCGCCATTGAACAAGTAAAGAACTTTTTAACTGGCGAAAACTCTACAATAACCTGTGTTGATATTTGGGATATTCCAAAAGTAGAACAATACTTTGATGAGCGAACAGCGCCTTATGCTGACAAAATCATAAAAGTAAAAAGCGATAGCAAGGTTTGGCTGGAGAACAACCAAGACCAACTGTTTGATTTTATCTACGTTGACTGTTACTACTCTGCAGAAGCCATTGAATCAGATACAAGATTATCCTGGCCTCTGCTCAAGGTAGGTGGGGTTATGGCATTAGACGATGTCTTGTTCAATGAAGAATCAAACGCAGCACACAGAGTTTTTCTTGAAAGCATTAAAGATAAGTCAATTATTATTGAAGATGGTTATCAAGTTTGGGTAAGAAAACTAGAACAATAATCAATGCAGAATAGCAATACTTGACAAATAAGCAAGTATATGCTATATTGCAAGTAGGCTAATACTGCCTTAAACATAGGGGACACAATGGCTAAAATCAATAAAGGAACGCTAGCCTTAGGCTGGTGTGACAACGGCAACACTGATGGTAAGTTCACAGAAGGTATTGTTAGCGTAGCATTACAGTGCGCAAACAATGGTATCGAACTAACCCACAGCATGCGAGTACAGGGCAACCAGATTGGCAGACAACGCCAGGTTCTGTTTGACTACTGGGCTGACCAAGTTAAGACAGACTGGCTACTATGGATTGACTCAGATATTGTAGTCAACATGGAAGTAGTTGCTAAACTATGGGATGCTGCTGATAAGATTGGCAAGCCAGTCGTTAGCGGTACTTACTTCATCTCTAAGGAGACCGAGGGTACATTGGCTAAGCCATACCCAGCATTGTTCTTTGATGTAGATGAGCACACTATCCAGCATGTACACCCACTACCACCTGATGAACTTATCAAGGTAGATAGTGCAGGCTTTGGCTTTGTGCTTATGCACAAGTCAATTATTGCTACTATGCGTGAGAAGTTCCCAGACCAATCAATGTTTGCGGAGCAAGAAGCAATTGGTGATAAGTATGTAGGTGAAGACATTGTCTTCTTCCGTAAGATGCAAGAAGCAGGCATACCGCTATACGCACACACTGGTGCATTAGTAAAGCATATCAAGCGATTCTCGCTAGATGTTGGGTACTATGATATGTACTGGACACTAGATATGATTAAAAACAAAGCAAAAGAAAAACAACAAAACTAAGGAGTCTACGTGGCTGGTCGTGATATTACCGAAGGTCGTGCAACGCGGTCCATTGCTGTTGACGTAGGTGTAGTTTCTACAACTGCTATCTGGCAGAACACTGATGTAGCATATGATGTTGCAGTAGGTGGAATGCCGTTTATTTATGCAATTAGTGATGCACGTCCTTATATCCGACAGACTGCACCTTTCAAGAAGGAACAGTTTGATAACCAGACAGAACCAGGTGAGCAATCACTTACTGGTTGGTGGATTCGTAGTCAGCAATCTTTTCATGGCGGAGATGGTATAACCTTTTACGACCCAGCAAATGCTACATCTAATTCACCTGACCACTATCGCTTTGCCGACAGCAAGGGCGTAGATGTATGGACACAGGGTGAAGTAACGCTACTCAATGATGTAACTAACACACATCAAACTACTGGTTCAGTGGTGGGTACAGACCATCAACACCCTAACCAACACGCCCGTTCTATTCAATGGTCTGGAGTTAATGGTGTACTACTACATGATGAGTTTGATGTAGATAAAATCTATCCAGCAATTACAGTATCGATTAGCAATAAGGCTTTGACATCTAACGTAGCCACTCTTACAACATCTGCAGCACACGGGCTTACAGTCGGCATGACTATTACAATTACAGGTGTAGATGCAACATTTAATGGTGATTATCGTATTACAACTGTGCCTACAACAACTACTTTTACCTATGCTAAAGTTGCTTCTAATGTAAGTTCAACTGCAGTATCACCAGTTGGTACTGGTATAACAAACCCAGTAATTCACTACATTGATTACATTTCAGGTACTGATAAAAAAGTATTTGCTATCTGTGATGACGGGGTTAATGCTTACTGGATAACAAACAAAACGGTAGGTGGAAATCAACGCCTTACTATGTTTAAGAAGCCATTAAGTGGTGACTCAACTACTGGTTCATCTAATCCCTCTGCATCTGGTGACGTTACTCAAATGTTCCAAAGTGGTAACATTGAAATTCAGTACGCAACTATGGAGTTTGTAAAAGACCGTATTATTCTTTGCGTAAACAATGCTGTTTATGAGTTAACTACCGCTGATACATCATTACCAACAGCAACATTTACTAACACCAATACCAACTATCATTACACATCAGTTGCTGCATCTGGTCCTGCCATTTACACAGCGGGTCACTCAGGCATCTATTCAACTATTCAGAAGTATACACTTACAGCCGCTGGTGCTTTGCCAACATTAACATCTGCTGTTGTTGCAGCAGAACTTCCAGCGGGTGAGATAGTAGAAAAGATATATTACTACTTAGGTTATATGATGATTGGAACTAACAAGGGTGTACGCGCTGCTGTAGTTTCAGACCAAGATGGCTCAATCAATTATGGTCCACTTATTCTAGAAACATCACAGCCAGTCTACGACTTTGCTGGCAGAGATAGATTCGTATGGGCTACAACAGGAGTTGGCACATTAGATGGTGGACTTACTCGTATAGACCTTGGTCTAGAGATATCACCGCTACGTTTTGCTTATGCAAATGACGTGTATATATCACAAACTACTGAACATTATACAACAGCGTGTGCATTCCTTGGTGTAACCAATCGCATTGCATTTACAACTGCTTTCGAAGTAACTGATGGAGCAATCTACCTTGAGTCAACAGACTTAATATCGACTGGATACCTACAAACTGGCTACATCCGATACAATACATTAGAGCCTAAAAACTTTAAACGTCTTGTTGCACGTGGTGATTTTACTAAGGGGTCTATGACCCTTGAAACAGTTACCGCTGATGGCACTGAGTACGATGTTGTCTCATATGATTCATCTGTACCTCCAGTAGAAGTAACCACATCTAACCCACAGGAAGCACAGGAGTACTTGGCTTACAAGTTTATCCTATACCGTGATGGTGATGATGCTACTAAGGGACCAATCATGAAGGGCTACCAAGCGAAGGCAACTATCGCTACGCCTAGACAACGAGTAATGAAATTCCCAGTCTATTGTTATGATGTCGAGACAGACAGATACAACGTACAGACAGGGTATGAGGGACGAGCGTTCGATAGAATTGGCCAACTAGAATCCGTTGAACAAAACGGTGACGTTGTAACTTGGCAAGACTTAACCACAGGTGAGTCACGTCAAGTGGTCATTGAACAAGTCTCCTTCACCCGCCTCACACCTCCAGACCGTGGCTTTACTGGTTATGGTGGTGTCATTGATATCACGATTAGGACTGTGTAATGTCTACTGCTCAATGGCTAGGATTAGCCGTATCTGTTTGTACTTTAATTGCCGCATTTGCCACATCAGTACGTTGGCTAGTTAAGCATTACCTGTACGAACTTAAACCTAACTCTGGCTCGAGCCTAAAAGATTCAGTCATTCGACTAGAAGAAAAAGTAGAAATACTCTATCAGATGATGCTACAAAAGGGAAGAGATGACAAATAATGAAACCTGTTGTCAAGAAAGCCACGCCTGCCGCTATTGCTGTCCTACGACAGGCCACAGCGATAGCACCATCGCGTATGAAAGCCAGCGATGGACTCCTGCCATCAGCAGCGCATATCCATCAGAATCCCAATTCTGACCATAATACAGGATTTGGTGTAGACTTAACCCATGACCCTGCACGTGGTATTGATTGCCATGATATCTATGAGCAACTCAAGAACGATAAGCGTGTTAAGTATCTAATTTTCAAGGGTCAGATATGGATTCCTGGTAGAGGCGATAAGCCATACACTGGTAGCAATCCTCATAATAAACATTTACATATATCAATCAAGGATAACTGTGGGGATGACACCTCTCCGTGGTTCCCATGGTTAGACAAGCCTAAGTTCTCTACTACTAACCAAGCCAGGTTAGCGGTATCTAAACTAAAGCCCCTACCGAAAAAGAAGGAAAATAAATGAAAGCACTAATCAATAAGTTCCTTGGTCCAAAGGATATAGCAGCAATTAAGTCATACTTACGCGCCTTGCTAGCATCTGCTGTGACCATGGGTATTGCTCTTCTTACAGACATGAAGCCTGAGTACGCAGTACTAATCGGCGCATTGGCTGCACCATTGGCTAAATGGGCTGATAAGAATGAAACAGCATACGGACGAGGCTCCGAAGAGTAGTCCAAATAAGCCCTCCAAGGCCCTTTTAAGACAAGAAACCCCCTTACCTTAGTAGAAATACTAGGGCGAGGGGGTCTTTTGTCGTTTATGATGCAAACCTTGGCTACTGGAACGTTACTCAGTAGTAGCAGTTAATGCCATTCAACATTGTTACTCTTGGTATTCCTCTTCGAGGTCTTCCAAGAATCTCTCGTATTGCTTTCCTCGAATTCGTGCTTTAACATCGTAGTAGGCTGCCTCTAGGGCATAGAATACAACGATACCAGTAAGTGAAGCCAGTGCTACTTCTAGAAAATTTGACATAGTACTCCTTAGATATAATTATAGTTAATATACTATATACAAGGCCAAAGGCCTTTATATATTTTCTTTATATATCAATTATACACGTATTTTTTCAGATGTCAATTATTTAAATGTTTGACAGATACCCAACTGTGGTCTTATACTTGAACCATGTCAATCAAACTAGAAGAATATACTCTACCAGAGCACATATCGTACTCTGCATTCACTACCTACCTTACGTGTGGGTATCAATACTACCTCGGCAGACTCCTCAATAAGGAGGAAGCCCCATCCGTCTGGTCTGTTGGCGGTTCAGCGTTCCACCTAGCGTGTGAAAACTACGACAAGGAGAACGTATGAGCGTACAGCAACTATGGGACCAAGCATGGGTTGAGTGCAAAGGTGACACCGACCTAACCAATGCTCGCGTTGGCGGTCGTGCAACCAAGGCTAACCCTAACAAAGAAGACGTTACCTTCTGGCAAAACCAAGGACCCAAGTGGGTTGAGGCTTACATTGCATGGCGTAAGGCTAACCCTACATGGAATATCTGGACAGCACCAGATGGAAACCGAGCAATTGAACTTGCCCTGACTCCCGTAGTCAAGGATGTTCAAGTCAAGATGATTATTGACCGCGTATTCGAAGTCAATGGTGAACTTGTAATTGTCGACTTAAAGACATCTCAGAATACTCCAACTAGCAACCTTCAACTTGCCTTCTATAAACTTGGGCTGGAACAACAGTTCGGTATCAAGGTCAAGTGGGGTACGTATTACATGTCACGTGGTAATAACATCTCAGAGATGGTAGACCTATCTGAGTACACCTACGACAAAATGGAATACCTAATAGAAACATTTGACAAAGCCCGTAAGGCTGCGTTATTCTTACCCAACACAAACAGTTGCCAGTACATGTGCGGACTCACGGAATACTGTCAATTCTCTATTAAGAAGGATAAATAAATGGCCGAAGACTGGAAGTTACAAGTATCGTATAAGACCCCATCAGGGGATATGATTAACGTACGTGCTCAAACCGCAGATGAACTAAGCGTATTGCTTGAAGGTGTTGGCGACTTCGCTACACAGATTGCTGCAACGCAACGTCTGCTTTCGGGGGTAAGCACGGCAGCCCCTTTATCGACATCGCCTTCCACCGAAGGCACAACGCCACCGCCTTACTCAGCACCACCCCAGGCGCAGGCTCCGTCCGCTATGGGAGCACCAGCGCCCGTACAGGGTGGACCGACGTGCCAGCACGGACCTCGCAAGTACAAGTCGGGAATCTCCAGCAAGACAGGAAATCCTTACGCGATGTGGGTCTGTCCGATGCCTCAGGGCGCGGACCAGTGCAAGCCAGTCAACTAATACCAGAAGAATTTCCATTTTAAATTAACTAGGGAGGGAACAAATGAGAACACTAGTACGCTCAGTAGGACGTGCCTCAATTGGAGGGGAACCCCTCCCTAGTTCATTTAGAGCATTTGAACAGAACAAGATTATCATACGTCGTTCAGAAGTTTCTATGTTTGCAGGTGCGCCAGGAGCGGGAAAATCTACTCTAGCCCTAGCACTTGCACTTAAGACCAACGTGCCAACATTGTATATCTCAGCAGATACCAATGCACACACAATGGCTATGCGCCTAGCATCTATGATTTCGGGGAAGAGTCAGTCGGATGTAGAGCAGAAACTTAATACTGATGTTGGTTGGACGAAGGCGGTCCTCCAAAAGGGAAGTCATATAATCTGGTCGTTCGAATCCTCGCCAACCTTAGAAGATATTGATGAGGAAGTCCAAGCATTTGAAGAGTTGTGGGGATGCAGCCCATCTCTCATTGTCTTGGACAACCTCATGGATGTTGCCACCGATGGTGGCGAAGAGTTCGCATCTATGCGAGCCATTATGAAGGAGTTGAAGTATCTTGCGAGAGCAACTAATGCAGCGATTGTTGTACTACACCACACTTCGGAAGCAGTTCCAGGAAATCCTTGTCAACCGCGAAGCGCTATTCAAGGAAAAGTCTCTCAACTCCCTGCGCTTATATGTACACTTGGAACTGTTGGCACATCAATGGGCGTTGCATCAGTCAAGAATCGCTATGGACGAGCAGACGCGAATGGAACGCTCATGACATGGCTTGCATTTAATCCAGAATATATGTACATCGATGATATACCCGAGAATGTTTAGGAGAGGTTATGTTAATGGAAAAGACACTAAAGATTATGAAGCAGGAAGCATACGTACAGGGATGGCAAGATGCAGCAGATGCAATCACATCTAAGTTCGAAGAGTCACTACGCGGTTCAATCGAGAGTCTAGAACTACCCAACTTTGAGGATGAAGATGACAACAAGGAAAAGTCATAAGGCTAGAGGTGCAACCTATGAAACCGACATCCGAGACTGGTTTAGAGCAAATGGATACGATAGTGAACGACTTGCTCGAACAGGTGCGAAAGACGAAGGAGACGTTGTTGTCCGTAAAGACTTCCTTGGCTCAATTGGGGTTATTGAATGTAAGGCTCCAGGAGCAGGCAACGCCATTGACCTTAGTGGATGGACAAAAGAAGCACAAGTGGAAGCCGTACATTACGCAGAAGCCAGAGGGCTTACGCGAGAGCAGGTAATGCCAGCAGTACTAATCAAAGCAAGAGGCAAGTCAATAGCAGATTCGTATCTAGTATTAAGGTTGGGCGATGTATTTGGTGGATGACTTACCAGACATAGTAGCGGTGTTGAAGCACTACGGTGCCAACATTACTCGAGCGTCTGGTCAAGTCAACGTCAAGTGTCCGTTCCACAATGATAGTCATGCAAGTGCAAGTTTCAATACAAGACAGAATATTTTTAATTGCTTCGCGTGTGGTATGCAAGGCAATAGCATTCAAATAATTGCTAAGAGAGAAGGGTGTGATATACGTGAAGCAAAGTCTATCGCAGAAGGAATTACTGGGGAGAGCAACGAGCAAGTACGCGGGAAACATCTCTCTGGCGGAAGATTACCTAGCAAGTCGGGGAATAACAAAGGAAGTAGCGCGTCTGGCGCGATTAGGCGTAGTAGAGGAGCCTGAACCTGGACATGAAC